GTTGGCTACGGATCTGAAATAAGAAAAGTTACAGAATTAAAAACACATTAAAAAACATAGGAAACCATAATGGCAGGCTTACAAACAATTATCAACAAGTGTAATGCTCTCAACATTGATCGCAGAAAAGTTGTTGGTATACAAATCACACGAAACGAAATAGCGAGAACGTCTGAGACTCCAACATTTAATCCATGGAGAATGACGTTATCAATGCCTGCCAGCTTACCATATCAAAGCAATAGAGATTTAATTGAAGCAATAGACACACTAGATAGAAACACGCCAGAAGTTGTTACATTTAGCGACAACGCATGTCTGTCTTGGATCTTTAAGTATCAAGGTACTATGAGTACAGCACAAATTAATGCTATTACAGTAGCAAGTCCAGCAGGTTTTGTTGGTAATGTCTTAACATTAACTAATTTACCAGCAATAGCTTCAACAAGAGTATTGTTTCAGCCTAATGATCTTATTCAAATAGGCAATAACACATATCCTTTTACTTCAACTACGCAAGTAACAAGAGGTGTGGGCACAACTGTACAAGTTATCACAAATAGACCTAATATTATTACAAGTTCTGTAGTAGGATCAGGTATTACAGTGGGAAATGCTTGTTCATTTAAGATGTTCTGTCCAAATATGCCTACATACACATTAACACCTGGTGGATATCAACAAGCAGGTGGTATAACAACAAATAATGCGTTACTTTCGTGGTCTGATGACTTTAATTTATATGAATGGGTAGCGACGGCTTAATTATGTCACAGAATATACCAGAAGTACAAGATACGCCAAAAATCTCTTCAGCAGAGTTTGTAAAACTTACTGTTTTTAACGATTTTGCTGATCCAACTGACACATCAATTTATACTTTTAGTAGTGCTTACAAACAAGAGACAATAGATGGGCAAGTTTATTTACCTTTAGGTGGATTACTAGCAGTTGGTGCTCAAAACAGAGATTTAAGAGTTACATCTGGCGATACAGTTGTTGCTTTATCTGGTATTGGAGCAAATAACATCTTTTTAGTGTTAGGCACAAAGATTAGAGGTAGTGAAATTCTTATCAGTCGTGGTTTTTACAATGATTCGGGTATTTTAGGCAACTCATACATTAGATTTAGAGGTATTGTTACTTCTTATGCTATCCAAGAAGACCGTCAAGGCAACACAGACGATTTTTCGTGTGCTGTATCAGCAAGTAGTTATGTAAATGTATTAGGCAATCGCATAGCAGGCAGAAAAACAAACAAAGAAAGTTGGAAATCATTTAATCCAACAGATACTAGCATGGATCAAGTTTATAGTATTGCTGGTGTCAACTTTGACTTCGGTGGAAACGCATCATCTAAAACAACTATCGGTGGCGGTAGTGGTGGTGGCGGTGGTGGCGGTGGTGGCGGAAACGACCGAAACAATTGGCGCAGAGAACGAAGATGATAATACGAGAATCAACAAAATTTGACTTACCGAAAGTTATAGACTTAGTAAGCGATTTTTACAATGAAATTGAACTTGATCTTAAGAGTTATGGTGAATTAGACTTAGAATATGTAAATAAGTTATATCATCATATAGTATTAGGCGGTGGGGTATCTATTGTAGCAGAACACGGAGACACATTAGTTGGTATTATTTTAGCAATTAAGAATCCAAACATTTTTTATCCAGATAAGATAGTAATGAACGAATTATTAATTTATGTTAATCCTAGTCATCGCAAATCTAGTGCTTGTTACAAGATGTTGCTAAAATACAAAGAAATAGGCGAACAATTGATTAAAGATGACAAAATTACAACTTATACATTGACAAAAACAGAACAGTTGGATCAGATTAAGTTTGAAAACTTAGGATATCGTAAAACAGAAGAAGTTTGGGTAGCAGGACTCTAATATGGCAATCTTTACAATCATAGCCGCAAAAATCGTAACAGCACTTGGGTTTGCTGCCTTTACTGCGGCAGGTGCGGCAACTTTTGCTACGATAGCAGTATCAACGTTACTATCAATTGGCGCATCTCGCTTATTGATGAACCGTCAAATGAGAGGAGCAAACGGCGGTGGTTCGGGTGGTGCTAGAATTCAATTGCCTCCAGCAACAGAAAACAAATTACCTGTTATTTACGGTAGTGCTTATGTAGGTGGTAGTGTTACAGACGCAAAAATTAGTTCTGATAACAAAACTATGTGGTATTGTGTTGCTATGGCAGAAGTTACAGATACTGGTAGTTATACATTTGATGAAAGTAACATTTATTACAACGGACTTAAAGTACAATTCGGTGCTAATGGCGTAGTTACTGGATTGATCAATAATACAACACCACCAACAATTGATACTAAGATGTCTGGTCAAATCAATATTTACTTGTACCCTGATGGTGCAAATGTAGCAGGACAAAACACATCACAAATTGCTCAAACCATTATGCAAGATGCTCAGATTCCTGCAGGTCAACGCTGGACTGCATTTGACTTAATGACTAAGTGTGCTTTTGCTATTATCAAAGTACAGTACAACGCAGAGAAAGGAACAACATCTTTAGGTGGTTTAACTGCAAGACTTACAAATAGTTTAAGTGCACCAGGTGCTTGTATTAAAGATTACATGGAAAACGCAAGATATGGCTGTGCTATTCCTACAGATCAAATTGACACAGCATCTTTGACTGCTTTAGACACTTATTCAGCAGAATCAATTAATTATGGCACTGGAACACAACAAAGATACAGACTTAATGGACCTATTTCTACAGGGAATGACTGTTTAAGTAATTTACAAATCATGGTAGACTCAACAGATTCATGGTTACAATACAATGAATTTTTAGGTAAATGGAGTGTAATTATCAATCAAAGTTACACTGACTACACTACAATTGGTAGTTTGTTTTTAATTGATTCAAGTAATCTTGTAGGCGGCATAGACGTTGCTCCGATTAATCTAAATGAAACATACAATCAACTTGAAATCGCATATCCTAACGCATCTATACGAGATCAGACTGATTATCAGTTAATTAAACTAGAAGATTACTTTCCTGGTGTTATGTCACCCAATGAAGCCACTAATAAGTTAGATGTTGACTATCCTATTGTCAATAACTCTGTACAATCTATCTACCTAGGCGTAAGACGCTTGTTACAAGGCAGAGAAGACTTAACTGTTACTTTTGCTTTAGATTACTCTGGAATACAAATACAAGCAGGAGATATCATTCGGATTAAGCAAGAAGTCTATGGCTGGGATACATTAAATAGTGGCGAAGGTAAACTCTTTAGAGTTGCGAATGTTTCTGAAGAAAAATACAGTGATGGATCACTCGGCGTAAGAATTACTGCGTTTGAATACAACGACACAATCTATGCTGATCGTGCTATCTTAGACTTTCAACCAGATCCTAATACAGGTCTTGCTAATCCAAATATTATGGATAATCCAATAGCACCTAGAGTAATATTAGAGGCTGATGACTCAATTGCTTACATCAAAATAACAGGAACAGTTCCAGCAAATGGATTATTTAATAAATTAGCTTTTCAGTATGGTACTAGTAGTGACCCTATCACACATACTTTTTATCAATCTAGTGATAACGGTGATGGATCACCACTAACTGCTGAATTAGGTTCAGTTTCGTTGTTGATTGGACAACACTATAGTATTAAAACAATAGGTACTACTAATTGGGCTACAGTTGGAGCATCAGTGTTTGATTTATCAGTAGCACTCACACCGACTTCAATGATTATACCAGGCAAACAATATATTATTTCGTCTGTAGGTACAACTGACTTTACACTCTCTGGCGCTTCAACAAACGCAATAGGAACGATCTACACTCAAAACAATGCTGTAATACCAAGTGGTACAGGTGTTACAATAGAAACAGACTTTATAGCAACAGGAACAGATGTTGGCACAGGCATAGTAGATACTATTTTTGTTATCACAATGAATGATTTGCCACCAGACACTTATTATTGGTCAGTTAGAGCAAGTAATGATACTCAAGGCGTAACAAGTCCAGCAAGTCTACCTATCGTATGGGCTGGACCAAACATTACTGCTCCAAAAGTACAAAAAAGATGTTATGTTTCAAATGTGGGCACACTTTTAACAATTAATAACGGAAATCCACCGGCGCCTCCACTAACTACTGCTAATATATGTGTCGGAGGATTTTTATCAATAACAGCTGGTGGTGGTGAATTAGTACCAGACACTTATGTTACAGAAATTGTATCGTCATCTGAATTTAAGATTAATGTAGCTCCAGTTTATAATTTAGATACTTTTAATTTTGCCGCAAATCAGATTGGTAGTTGTGTAGAAGTAACATGTAAGAATCCTGCTAATGGTAACACTGCAGGTGGAGTTGATGGTGGCGATATACAAGATGGTACAATTCCACCAGATAAAATTGCTTTTGGTGGAATTCCTACAATAATTGATGAAAACTTTTGGGCAGTATGGCAGTCTGTGCAAGGCGGCTCATCAGTTTATACACCACCTGTACTTGGCGGAATAAACGAACCATCATATTGGGCTAATCCCTTTAGTACTATACCGAGTTCAAAGTATTATCCTTTTGTTCAAGGTACATCAGCAATAGCAGATGGTTATTTAGCTAATAGTACTTCTCCCTTTCTCCCAGAAGGTTCTGCGGTTCTACAGATTGCAGTTACTACAGATGGTTGGACTGTTTTAGGTTTTAATTTTATTGAAGGGCAATTTAGAGCAGGGGTAGATGTTATAGACTGGGATTTTCAGACAGTCATAGTAGCACAAGCTGATTGTAAAATACAATTCTTACCTTATGTTACTTTTGTTCAAACACCAACCACTTTTAGTTTGAACACTCAACTAGGGTTCACAACAATAGACTTAAAAGCAAATGAACCATATGAGTATTACTATGAAGAAGAGGGTATGGGTGTCGTTGATAATACGCAATCTCCTCCAGATTCGGGTCAAACAATTGGTATGATGTGGAGAGTAATTCAAACTGGTATCAATGTAATATCAGTTTCTGGTAGTACAAATGCGTATTTAAGAAGAGGACCTTTCTTTTAAGAGGATAAAACATGAAACAACCAATACATCAAAATTTACGCCCTGCTCCTACACAAGAAGCAATACTTACAGTAAGTGATGAGCAACTTATTAAATTATATAATTTGAATTTGACTTTAAGTCAACATCCAATAATTATAGCTATGATAAAAGGAATGAAAGAACAATTAATCAGTAGAAACATTATTACTGAAGACCACGAGGGTGAGATAGTTACTTAACACTATTTTATAAACAATCAACATGAATAAATACAATATTACAGGAACAACACTATGAGTTTACTATTATCAGGCGCAAAAACAGTCACCTTCGCTGGGACAGAAATGCAATGCCTAGAAGTTTATACAGGCGAAGCATACACAATTGGAATAAATTTTACAGACTCTGGAAGTAATCCTGTTGATATTACTGGGTGGAGTTTTGTTACGACAGCGGCATATTATGATGTAGATACTATATCATATCCAGTTGCAACACCAGACGAAATAACATTAGGTAATATTACTCCATTTGCTGGCACACCTACTCCGCCAACTGCATTGATAACAACTCCAGTAACACCTTATGTAAATGGCACAGCATGGCTTTATATTCCAACAGATTTAGCAGATGGTACGGGCGGAAGACCTAATCCAGCATTAGTGCAAGGCAAAGCAGATCCTTCTACATTAGCAATTGTTACAATTGAAATTACTAGACAAGATGCTGTTAG